ATACCACTACCGAATATGACTTCGGAAACGGCACCAATGGCTACAAAGGATAAAAGTAAATGAGCAATGTCATCAACCCATCCCCTTACGAGTGCTATGATTTCCTTCATGGTTTTTATCTCCCGTTAGTTATCAATTAGTCGGATTTTATACCCGACAGTAATAACTATTGTATATATTTTAAAATATTAATGGGTATATACAAGTGTATATATTTATATATAACTATTTTCTGAACTTTTAATATTTATTATTGAATCAAATTCAATCAAAAATAGGTAATAATATGGCAATCGATTTTGAAGTTTTCGAGGGGAAATCCCTTTCAGATGTTTTTAAAGATATTTATGATAATTCAGTAACTAATAAAAAACAGTTAGAAGTGTTGATGAAAGAAGTTGTTGGGTTTATCAAAGATGGTGATACAGCTGTGCAAATAATTCCAATGCTAAAAGAGTATTTGGAAATCAATGTGAAGAATGATGAACAATTAGTTAAGTTAGCAACAATAGTTCAGAGGTTGGCTACTGCTGCTAAACAAGGTGATAGTGATGAAGAATTCGGGTTATCTGATAAAGAGAAAGAACAATTGATGACAAGTATAGAACATACTGTAAGTGAATTACAGGATCATTCGGACAATATAACGGCCAAATTAGATAATTAAATGCCCGTAAAAATGAAAAAGAAAGGTGGTGCTAAATCAGGACCACTTCAATCTAATAGAATACAAAATGTAGAATCAACGATGAGACTATTTAAACAATTAGTCCAGTCGGAAGAATTTTATGAATTAGAACCAGTAGAAATTTTGGATGTACATTTGGATGAGAGTAAATCATCTTTTCCAAAAACATCTGAAGATAAACCAGATTATGCTTTTATTGGTGGGATTCTTGGTAGGTTTGTTTATTCGGAACAAGGTAAGACAATAGATAAATGTAAAAATTTTAAACCGATGAATCCAAGTATAAACAATTTACCAGCAGTTGGAGAGATTGTGATAGGAGTTCAGTATCTTGGACAATATTATTATACAACACAATTAAATGTATTTGGTAATCCTAATTTTAATTCACAACATGGAATTAGTAGATTAAAAAGAAAGAACACACTTAAATCTTTGTTTGGTTTAGACACACCAAATACAGATGATAAAAGTGCTGAACTTGGATATTATTTAAAGAAGACAAAAGATTCTCGCAAATTATTACCACACGAGGGTGATGTAATATTTGAAGGTAGACATGGAAACACTATAAGAATTGGTAGTGATATAAAGAATGAAAATGAAGATTCACCAAACATTATTTTAAATGTTGGACAAAGTAAAGATGAGTTTCCTGAACCAAAACAACCAGTAGAAGAAAAGATTGATACGGATGGTTCAAGTATTTACTTGACTACAAATCAAAAATTAGAGTTTACTTCAGGAATAGAAAGTAAAGTAGTTACAGCTCCATATGAGGGTAAAAATATTTTATTAAGTTCGGATAGGATTATATTTAATACTAAGAACGGTGGAGATATTGGAATGTTTAGTAATAATAATGTTTCAATAGGAGCAGTTAGTGAAGTAGTAATTGAATCACCAGTAACAAAAATTGGTAGTTCAGGTGCTACTGAACCAATGGTATTGGGGGATAAATTAGAATCGGTGTTGAATGATATTTTAACATTAATAGAAACTGGATTATTAGCACCTACGGGTCCTGTACAAGTTGTTGCAGGACAACCAATATTACAAAAATTAAAAAGTGCATTAGGTATACCATCAATAAAAAGTCCAAAGAATACGGTAGAATAAAATGGCAGAAAAAATAGGTTGGGAATTATTTAGAGTTGAATATAAAGCAGCCTTAGAAAAGGGTGATGACATTGGTACGGCAATTGCTGATTCATATGATAAAGCAGTTAAAACCGCGGTACCAGGTATACCATATTTTGGTGGAACACAAAAAGGACAAGGAAGTGCAACTGTTCCAGGAATAATAGTTAAATCACCATTAAAAAAATTAATGGCAGGAATGTTAAATATGTGTTTGAAAAACCCATTACCAGTTCCACCATTTTCAGTTGCATTAGATACGGCATTAAAAATATATTGGACAGGAGCCGTTTCAAGTAATATGTGTGTTGTAGTAGTTCCAGGTGTTACTGGAGCATTTATTGACGCGGAAGGAATGAAAAATAAAAGTGTGGATGATTTTATTGATCAATTGATAAAAGCATTTGATACACACGCAAAACAAGTACAGGGGATAGGAGTTCCATTGGGAAATGTACCAACTGTATTTACAGGCTATAAAGTACCATCAGGTGCGTAAAGGAGTTAAACATGACTAAAAAAGACCTTGTAAAAATAATACAAGAAGTAGTACGAATTGAAGTTAAAAAACAGGTTAAACATATATTTATAACCGAGAAGAAATCTACTTCTCTCAAATCACTTACACAGCCAGTTCGAAAGAAAAAAGTAGTAAAGAAAAGAGAACCAGTACAATATACTGAGAACCAAACTCTGAACGATATACTAAATGAAACGGTTGGTTTAAATGAAAAATCACAAGAAATGGATGAGTATCCAACAATGGGTGGTGGTGCATTTGATTCAACAAGAGCATCAGAATTATTAGGTTATGGTGGAGATAAACAAACACAACGAGAAGTTGGAGCAGTACAAACTATGAAAGAAGCTGGAGTTTCAGCTAATCAAGTTCCAGACCATGTACAAGATGCTTTAACAAAGGATTATAGTAAGTTAATGAAACACAATAAGATGAAAAGTAATAGATAATGAACACAAGAGATATAAACAATCCATCAGTAGCAGCATTAAATGAGGACGAAGATAGTTTTTTCGGATGTACCTTTCCATTAACATATGGAGTAGGTGGTGAGGGATTTTTTCCCCGCTCAACAACATTAAAAGAACAAGCATCATCTAATATAAAAAATTTATTATTAACACAAAAAGGTGAAAGACTTGGACAACCAGCGTTTGGTAGTGATTTACCTGCAATTTTATTTGAACCAGTAACTGGTACTATTGGAGATAAAATTGATAGTGCAATTAGAGAAGCTTTAGCAATATGGTTACCTTATATTACAGCTGAAAATATTTTTACTATACAGGATGAATCTAATCCTAATCAGGTAACGGTTTCACTTGAGTTTAGAGTAGATACAGATGACCCTGATTCAATTGAGACAATGACATTTAATTTTAATACAGGAGGATAGAATGGCCGTCGATTATAATACAAATCAAAAAGTAGAGAAAAAGGAAGTCCAATATCTTGGTAGAGAATTTTCTGATATAAGAAACAATTTAATGGAATTTGCAAAGACATACTTTCCAAATACATATAATGATTTTAATGAATCAAGTCCTGGAATGATGTTTATAGAGATGGCAGCATATGTAGGAGATGTATTAGGATTTTATATTGATAATCAATATCGTGAATCATTATTACATGCAGCAGAAGAAAAGAAAAATATTTATAAAATTGCCCAATCATTTGGATATGAACCGAAACTATCAAGTCCAGCTACAGCAATATGTGATTTTAGTGTAGAAGTTCCATCATTACAAGTTGGAGAAACTTACCAACCAGATTTAGATTATGCACCAATATTAGCAGGTGATAGTACATTCTCATCTACTAATGGAACAACATTTAGATTGGCGGATGATATTAATTTTAAAGTATCGAGTTCTTTAGATAATATGGATATAAGAGTTTCAAAGTTTGATGAAACCACACCAACACATTTTACATTGACGAAAAAAGGAATTTGTAAATCAGGTACTAAAACATCACAAACATTTACTTTTGGTAATGCTACTAAATTCGATAAAATAATTTTAAGTAATAATAAAGTAATTGATATTATGTCAATAACAGATAGTAAAGAAGAAAAATGGTATGAAGTTCCATTCTTGGCTCAAGATACTGTTTTTGCTTCAATGGAAAATTCTGATAATAATAGTCCTGATTTAACATCATATAAAAAGGAATCCCCTTTCTTATTAAAGTTAATTAAAACTGCTAAAAGATTTACAAAGTATGTCCGTAGTGATGGTAAAACAGAAATAAGATTTGGTTCAGGTATTAGTTCAAATGCGGATGAAGAAATAATTCCAAATCCAGATAATGTTGGTTCATCGTTATCATTGGGTGTTAATAAATTGGATGAATCTTTTGATCCAAGTAATTTTTTGAAAACCAAAACTTTTGGATTGGCTCCAAGTAATACTACATTAACCGTAACTTATACTTATGGTGGTTCAGTTAAAGATAATGCACTTTCAGGTACAATTACAAATCTCGATAATGTTAGTTGGACATTTGATGATACAGGATTAAATGGTACAAAAGTAAGTGATATGAAAACAAGTTTAGTTATTACTAATGAAGAATCTGCAACTGGTGGTTCAAGTGGAGAGACAAATGAACAAGTTAGACAGAATGCATTAGCATATTTTAATTCACAAAATAGAGCAGTTACCAAAGAGGATTATATAATTAGAGTTTATTCATTACCACAAAAGTATGGTAATATTGCTAAATGTTTTATCGTTCAAGATGAACAGTTAGAAGAGAATACAAAATTGATTGTTAAGAATGGTAAAATTTCTAAAAACACATCTATAAGTACTTTACCTAATCCATTAGCATTAAATTTTTATACTTTAGGATATGATGCAAATCAGAATTTAGTAACATTAAACCACGCTGTAAAAAATAATTTAAAAACATATCTATCACAATATAGAATTTTAACAGATGCAATTAATATTAAAGATGCATATATTGTAAATATTAGTTGTAGATTTTCAATTATTACTCAAAGAGGATTTAATAAAAATGAAGTATTGTTAAGGGCAATAGAATCAGTTAAGAAATATTTTGATATTAAGAAATGGCAAATTGGACAACCAATAATTTTAAGTGATATTGCTTATGCAATTTCATTAGTGGATGGTGTGGCAAGTATTGTTCCACCAGAAGATGATAATCCACAAAAACAAATGGTAGTTATTGATAATGAATGGCAAACAGAAAGTGGATATACTGGCCATGTATATGATTTACAATCAGCAACCAAAGATGGAGTTATTTATCCATCATTAGACCCTTGTATTTTCGAATTAAAATTCCCAAATACTGATATTTCGGGTAGAGTAGTAGGAGATGTATAATGTATTATTTTGAATATCCAGTAGTAGACACAACAATTTATGAGGGAAATGTAAGTTCTTCTATCAATACAGGAATTGATCAAATATTAGAAGTTAGAAAAGAAGTTAATTCAGCGGGAACATCTGTTGGAGTATCTCGAATACTTATTAAATTTGATTATAGTTATATTACTAATCAAGTAAATACCGGAGTTATTCCAAGCGATGCAAAATATTATTTAAATTTATATGATGCAAGTTCAGAAGAATTAGCAGTAGAACAAACTCTATACACTTATATGGTAAGTGGAAGTTGGTCAGGTGGAACAGGATTTTATAGTAGAGACCCAGTATTAAGTGATGGGGCAAGTTGGAAATATCGAGATAACGATACAACAAAAACTGAATGGGTGAGTGGTAGTACAACACAAGGTGGTACTTGGTTTACTTCAAGTATTAGTAGTCAATATGAAGTTAGCTCTTCAGAAAATTTAGTTTATGAAACTAAAGATATTAGAATGGATGTAAGTGATTTAGTTAAAAATCATATTTATTCAAGTTCTATATTTCCAAATAATGGGCTTATTGTAAAGAGACAAAATGTAGCAACATCACAAAGTATGTATTCAATATTCGATCCAACAACCGCAACAGGTTCAGCTGAAGGGGATACTAATCATATTGGACATTTAAAATTTTTCTCACGAGAGACAAATACAATTTTTCCACCAAAGTTAGAAGTAGAGTGGGATGATAGTGTATGGAGTACTGGAAGTTTAAGTGCTTTAGCTTCATCCGATTTAGATAACCTAACTGTTTATTTTAAAAATATTAAATCTGAATATAAAGAAAAATCAAAAGTAAAATTCAGATTAGTAGGTAGAGAACTATATCCAACAAGAGGATTTTCTACTACACCCGCAGCGTTAACTGTAAAATCTTTACCAAGTGGAAGTCAGGCTCTCGGCCAAGGAACTTACTATTCAGTAAAAGATTCATTAACTGATGATGTAATAATACCATTTAGTACAGGTTCAATAGTTAGTTGTGATTCAACAGGTAATTATTTTAATTTGTGGATGGATGGGTTACAACCAGAAAGACATTATAAGTTTGAAATTAAAGTAGTAAGTGGAAGCGGAGCAGATGAATCATCTTTAGTATATGATGACGGATATGAATTTAAAGTGGTGAGATAAAATGCCCTATACAATAAAACAAGCTAGAAATACAGATTATTATAAAAATGTACAAGATGCAGACGAACATAAACTTTTAAAACATTTAGAAGAAGAAAAGAAAAGAGCTGCAATGTCTGGTTCTGCACTTGATGCAACAGACCCATTGAGAGATGATAGAGGATTTTTATTATCATACGAAGACCCTAAAAATCCAGGTGCTTCAATGGAAAAGGAACACCAATATGTTAGACTTCCTGTAGTACAAAAATCTTCAAATAAAGACTTGTGGTTAAAGTTTTTTGGTCCTGAAGAATTAGGCGGGAATGGAAAATCAGTATTTAATGAATTACTTACTGAAGTACCACCTGAAGAACCAGAAGTAACACCTCCTGAACTTGAGGGAATGAGAATAGAATTACAATCTAAGATAGATGCTCAAGATGAATTGAATATAACATTAGATGAAACTATAACAGAATTACAAGAAGAACTTGCAAAAGTAGCAGAGGGTGATTAATGTTAGAATACGGATTAAATCAAAAAGATAAAGAACAATTAGAAATTCCTGGACTGTTACCTTCTGGATTTGGTAGAAGAAATGAAGATTATATTCATATCTATGTTTATCAATCAGAAGACTTAACTACTGATGAAGACGATGTATTAGTTGGAGATGAAATATTTCCAGCAGGAGATGTATTTCCTGATGATAGAAAACTTGATTTAGATATAGGTGGACATTTACGACAAATGGGTTTTACAGAAGGAACTTATAAAGTTAAGTATTTGTTTCTAAAGAGAATTGCTGGAAAAGAACAAACTGTATTTATAAATGAAGATGGTGAGGTTCATGTTGGTAAAGTTCAAACAAAAGTTATTAATGGAAAAACAAAATATTTCTCAACTAAAAAATTTGGTAAAAGACAATCAAGACAAGAACTAAAAGAAATATTTCCAAAAGAATTAAAATATGTTGTAAAGAAAATATCTGCTGATAAAACAGAAGTTGAAGTAGATACTCAAAATATTCAAAACGCACTTTATAAAAAGAGAATAAAAGAAATAAATTCGTGGATAACTTATACGCCACTTACAAATTCTACTTCAGGTAAAATAAGATTTGATTTAACCGACCCAAATATATTAGTATTAACACCACACGATAAAGAACCAGGATTTAGTGATGCAATGGTTGGTGGTAAAATAACAATTAAAGGTATGTATAGTATTACTGGAGCTCAGATTGCAGAAAATATTGAACCTGTAACTCTTCCACCAACAATTTTCACTCCAGAAGATTTTTCAAATATAGATATTTTTGCTGATGTAACTGCAGGAGTAGAACAACCAACTGTAGATGAGCAGATTAATGTAAGAGCAGTAGATGAAGAAATGGTTGGTGGGAACGACAAGTTTTCAGGTGTTTGTTTTACAGGGAATACTAAAGTAAAATTAAGTAATGGTAGACAAGTTCCAATAAAATATTTAAGACATGGAATGAAAGTCAAAACAGAAATTGGTTATGCAAAAATATTAAAAGTAATTAAAGATGAAAGACCTTATGGTGATACACTTTCTAAATTTAAAAATCTAATAACTACAGATAACCATCCAATGAAGTATCGTGGTAAATGGTATAAGGCTCATGAGATTGGTAAGTTATTTCAATCTAAACCACTTAATGTTTATAATTTAATTCTTGATAAACACCACACAATAGTTGCAAACAATGTTGTTTGTGCAACTCTTGGTAAGTGGGAATCAATGAAGAAGTTTGAAATGTGGAGAGAAAGACAAATCACTATGTTGAGAGCTATGGATGAAGGTGATGATTGGAGTATGGGTGGAGATTCTTCTACTGACAATGAGGGAATGACTTATAGTACACCATATATTGCAAATAATGAAGTTGTAGTTAATGACCCACCACCAAGTGTAACTCCAGAAAATATTAGAGGGGCAATAGCTATAAGTAAGGGATCAGCTGATGTACCAACGGTTCCAGTACCAGCTCCAGAAATTGTAATACCAATTGATTATGTTGGAACAATTGTTGAGGTGTTGGACAATAATAGAATAAGAGTTGATACATCATATGAACAAGGTGCAAATAAATTTGAACATAGTGGTGAAGATAATTCAAGAGCAATATTTGATGAATGTTTTGTTAATTTCAAAAAAGGACAAGTTGAAAGATTAAATACTTATATGGTTTGTAATGGAAGTTATCACTTAGTACTTAATTATTTAAAAAATCCATTTGGAGCTGAAACTTCAAGATTAGTAAAGTTATACGATAAGGTAGAAGAAACAGAAGAAATGGATTTATGTTATTTCGTAGAAGAGAAAATGGAGCCATATGAAGATACGATTACTTTAGTTCCATTTGTAGAGGAAGATCCTGAAATATTATTTTTAAGATTACCAGATTTTAACTCTACTAATAATCCAATAAATTTTCGTGGAACAAACTTTAATAACTATACTCAATTAATCGGAACAGATTCGGGAGTACAAGAAGATATTCAAAATAAATTAGTTTCACAAAGTTTACTTGATACCCAAGTCAATGTTGATTATACAAGAAGAACAGATTATTTAGGAAGTGATATAACAGATTATGGATTTGCTAATCACATTCACTTTAGTAGTGCAGAAAAAAGAATTGATAATTTTAAAACGAAATTAGAATTAATTGAATTATATGTTTCATCAAGTGATTCATTTCAAGATATAACTGGTTCTGAAGAAACTATTGGTGAATGGAATGCTAAAAAACGAAGAGTAATTAATTCATTTGATCCATTAGAACATTATATGTATTTTGAATCATCTTCATACGCTTCGAGTTCAGTTGGAGAATACTACTCAGCTTCTTGGCCTAAGTCAAATTCATCTTCACCATATACATTAGTTCATACGAGTGGTTCTGCAGCAACAACTTGGTTTGATACTTGGAGAGGATATGCAGAAGATTTTGATAGAAACAATCGTGATAGATTAGCTAATAATATACCACTTCATGTAAATACTGATACTCAAAATAATACATTTATAGATTTTCTTGATATGACTGGACAACAATTCGATGAGATTTGGAGTTATCTAAAACACTTCACAGATATAAATGAAAGAAGTAATAAATTATCAGAGGGTATATCAAAGGATATTGTTAGAGAAGTTGCTAGGAGTATGGGATTTGAACTTACTAATGGTAATGATTTAATGATACTTCCAGAATATTTGTTGGGTAAAGAAGCAGATGGTACTACTAAATATGAATCACCACAAGACCAGGTAACAGAAGAAATATGGAAAAGAATTTTAGCAAATACACCTTTCTTTCTGAAGACAAAAGGTACTATGAGGGCAATGAAAGGATTGTTAAATTGTTATGGTATACCAAGTTCAATATTACGAGTAAGAGAATATGGTGGTCCTGATAAAGGAACAAGAGTTTCTTATGAGATAAAAAGAAAGTTTACATATGCATTAGATTTTAAATCTTCAGAGTATGTTCAAGTGCCATGGAATGATGATGGTACGAGTGGAATAAAACCTGAAACAGTAGAGTTTAGATTTAGAAGTCCAAAATCAAAAGACCAAGTTATATTGAATCAAGGAACTAATTGGGCAATATCATTACAAGATAATGGAGCAACTGATGATTATGGATATTTAGAATTTGCTATTAGTGGTAGTTCTCTTGAATTTGTTACTTCATCTTTATTACCAGTTTATAATGATGAGATGTGGAGTGTTATGTTAACGAGGAAATCAGCAAGTGGAGCTGAGTTAACTGCAGATACAACTTCACAAAATATAACTTATGAGTTAACAACAAAACAATATGATTCAAGTAGAGAAGTTGTAAGGTTTGCAAGTAGTCAAAGTTTATCAACAAATACTGCAGCGACAAATGCTAAATTTGTTGCAGATGGTACTCTAAGTTTTGGTGGAAGTGGAACAGGGTTTTATACAACACAACTTAGTGGTTCATTAATGGAGCTTAGATTGTGGAGTGAACCATTATCACAGGATTCATTTGATAACCATGTTAGAGCACCAAAATCTTATAATGGAAATACTACTGAATCTTTCTTTGATAATTTGATACATAGAACACAATTGAATGATAATATAAGTTTAGTTTCAACTTCAAGTTTTACTGATAATAGTTTTTCACAAACATACAATGAAACTGGTAGTGCTAAAAGTTTTGTTGGGAATCAATTTAGAAGTATAGTAGATTTAGAACAATTAAGAGTTCCAAACATTGGTCCGAGTAGAAGAAATGCAACTAAAATACGATTAGAGGATAATACTTTAACTGGACCATTATCATCTAATATTAGAAATGAAAAATCATCACAAGATTTTGCACCAATAGATAGTAATAAACTCGGAGTATTCTTTTCACCAACGGATGTAGTGAATGAGGATATAATGTATTCTATAGCGGATTTTAATTTTGATAATTTGGTTGGAGATCCAAGAGATGTTTATGAAGATAGTTATCGTGGATTAGAATTACAACAAAGAAAGTATTGGAAAAAATATTCACGAACAAATAACTTTTGGGATTATATGAGAATCATAGATTATTATGATAGTGGTATTTGGCAACAACTTAAAAGTTTATCACCTGCAAGAGCAAACACAACTCTTGGAGTTTTGATTGAACCAAACATATTAGAACGAAGTAAAGTGGTAATTGGAAAGTCACCATCATTTGATAATCAATATTTTGAAAATGCTGGACATTTTGATGTTGGAATAGATATGACTAATTTCATAAGTGGTTCTGATGATAGGATGATGGTTCTAACTGGAGAGTTTCCAAACTATGATGGAGTTTTAAATGTACATAATAATGAATCAGGTTCACTTGGTACTACAGCAATGCCATCATTGGTGAGATTGGGAGAAATTGACCCGAGAACAGAATTTGGTAATACATATGCTACAGCAAGTACTACACAGGGTGCTGTATCAAGAGTATTTACAGAAACATTACAACCTTATATTAGTTCTTCAAGACTTGCAGAACACAATGAAATAAAATATAAGAATTATGCGAGTTCACAAGATGCTTATACTGATACACCACTTAGTTCATCATTTGAACCAGCGGAATATCAGAGTATGGCATATGACTCAAAACTTTTTAGACTTTTTTATAAAGGTCAATTATTAACAAAGAAAAATACAATAGATGGAAACGACCCCGTTGAGATAACTATAACATCACCAACAAAACTTGTAACACAAGAACCAGGTGATTCTAAACTAAAAGTTGAATAAAAGATGAGTAAGTATATATTTATCTATGAGGTTTTCCATCTCAAATATAATACAATTAGGAGTATTTAAATGAATAAAAAATCAGTCGTTTGGACATCCCCAAGACGCGTGAAAATGGGATTTCTAAACAATACAAGCGTAACCGTTGATGCTATTCTTACCAAAAAAGGTCGAGAACTATTGGCAAGAGGGCAAGACGAGTTCAGAATAACAAAGTTTGCATTATCGGATGACGAAATAGATTACAGTCTATGGGATACAGCACATCCGAATGGTTCAAATTATTACGGAGCAGTAATTGAGAATATGCCGTTATTGGAAGCCTTTGTAGATGAAAATCAAGTTATGAGATATAAGTTAGTATCCTTACCGAAGAATACTGCTAAATTACCAATACTTGAAATTCCATCACCATCATTAGTTTTCAATGGTCCTGGTATTACTCAAACTATTACACCAAACACGCGAAATGGTAGTGATAACGAAAGTGGATATAACTTCATCTTACATGATGGTATTATAGCTAACTTGACTCCAGTAATCGTTTCTTCTAATACGAAGAAAAGTAGAGTACCACCAAAACAAAGGTTTGCAAGAAGAGTAGCTGGATCCAGTCGGGGAAGATTTTCCGCAGGAGCAGCTGGTAAATTGGGTGCAACCGCATTTTTAGATGAACTGGAAGATATGAATATTGCAGATTTACAATTTAATGCAGGGGCAACTACTCCAGTATTCTTAAACGAGGAAGAGAGAAAGAGTTCAATAACAATTACAGGAAAATCTGTAAATGTCGTTTCTCGTTCTGTAACTTCAGACACTTCAACAAATGTAACCGTAATTGGGTTGGACACAGGGGCGACATATAATGTTGCAGTTACTGTTAAAGCAGACCCAAGTAAATTATAAGGAGTAGATGATGTCAGTATTTACAAGATTCGATTTTGAAAACGATGTAGTTGAAAATCAACGAACTAAAGTATCAAGTGGTATTTTTAGTGGTGGAAGTGGAACATTAACCACTTTCTTTACAGCATCAGCATTAGGTGATGTTAGTGGTTCGTATCGTGCAATATATCATAAAGTACCAAGCGATTCAACATC